CAGCGTTCCGGCGTTGTCAGAAAGCAGGTAACCAGACGTGCCGCTGGCTACGCTCGTCACCCCGACACTGATGGTGCCGGCCGACGCCGTGATGGTGCAGGTTCCGCCTAGAGCGCAGGTCTGCCCGTTGACGGTCGTTGATGTAGCTGGCGCGCCGGTCAACTGCGAGTATGGCAGCGACAACGCCGATAGCGTTGTCAACGTCGAGTTGCTCGATGCCGTCACGTTGGCCGCGGTGCCGGTAGTACTCTGATTCCACGTCGGAACTGAACCCCCAAGCTGTGCGTACTGCACCACCGCACAGGTGATTCCACTAGTGGTCGTGCCGGTACCGTACTGCCCAGACGTGCAGCTGCCGGTCGCGGCAGGTGAGTAGCCGATCGTACCCTGCTTACCGTTCAGTTGCGTCTGAATGGACGACGTGGCGTCCAGGTAACTCATCGTCGTCGGCGTTACGCCGTCGATGGTGATCCCGGTCAAGGTTGCAGGCACGTCGGCATTTACCAGGTATCTAAATCCTGGGGCCGTGGCTGAACCTGTAGCTGGGCCGGCGAGAAATTGGTTTGCCAACTGGTTGTTAAGGCTAAAAACCTGCGTGCCAGAGGCGCTAAGAGTCGACGGCGTAGCCGTCATGAATGCCGGGACAGTCCAAGCGATACTGCCGATGCCGCTGCCAGCACCAGTGAAGGTGCATGTCGTAGTGGTGCAACTTACGCCAGAACCAGAAAACGTAAAGGCTCCAGCGGTTCCGTTGATCTGCGTTACGCCAGACGAGGTACTGGCAACCCAACCGGTGAGCGTGCAAACATATTGTGCGCTGTGCGTGGTGTCCGTGTAAGGACGACCTAGCGGGTAGAAGTCCAGCGTGACGCCGGTGTTGCCTGCTGTAGCGTTAGCCGTCAGAGTCACTTGCACCGATACCGTGTTCACCGCGCTTACCGTGGTACTGGATGGTATGCCGGTCCCAGTTACTAGTAACCCTGGCACTAGGCCCGCCACGCTAGCCACCGCCACATTAGGACTGCTTAGCACCGTGGTGCCAGTAGTGACGTACGGGCATGTCGCGCTCGACGGTACACCAGCGCCGGTAGCTTGATACCAATTAACTTGCGTCACCGGGTTAACCTGCGACGCTTGGCCATAAGCAAACGTCGCAGTAAACAGGGGCAGTGCTAAACTAAACAGAGTAAAAATACGCCGCATAGACATTGTCCCCCAAGTTCGTTGGCGTGGCGAGCGTGACCAGGTTGCCAGTTACGCTGTAGTCTATGCCGTAGCGCAGTAGTAGTCCATTGACAGTGAACTGCAACATGACGGCTGGTGTCGGCACGTGGCTCAGCGTGTAGACCGTCCCCGGCACCGCACCGGTCGGTGTCTCAGCTGTGGATGGCGGCAGCACGAAGTTACCGGCGTTGCCGGCCGTGAGTACGCCCACGCTCAGGGCCGGTACCGTTATCTCACCGCCGAAGATCAGGTCTAGTCGGTTCCAGTTATAGTTCGTCGGAACCTGCCAGTTGGCTTGGTCGAAGGCTGCGATCTGCAGGCCGATATTCGGTGTTGTGGTCTCGCTCGGCACGGTCTTAGTACCCCCACTCTGTCCAAGCCACCAAGGTCAGTGGATTAGTGTCTGTTCCCACGTCAGTCTGTACCTCGTAGTACCAACCGGGCGGAACGATGAACGTCACTCCGGCGTAGCCGGGGCCGTTGGTGACTGAGTTAGCTGCCACCGGGTTAGATGCTGAGCCTGATCCGATGTACGCCACCGCACTGGCGTTGTGCCCGACGCCCAAATTCAGACTGCCGTATACGCTCACCGTTCGTGGCGTCGCGTCGGTATTCTGATACTGCGTGCCGAAGGCCCTCGACCCAGTAACGAAGCTCGGTGTCACGCCCGAGATGCCAGGAGCCGGTACGTAGCTCGTGCCATTGCCGGTGAGCACCTTGCCACTCGGTGCTGCTCCGGCCACGGTCAGCGTCAGAGCATTGACGGCCGACCCGGTTAGACCATTGACTGAGACAGCCGGACCAACGGCGTCCAGGTTACCGGCGGCGTCAGCTTTGAACAGTTGACAACTTAGTACGCCTGCCGCTGAGTCGGGCTGTGCGCCGCCATTGACGTTGCCCGGAAAAGTTACCACGCGGCTGCCGGTGCCGTCCTGCACCCAGATGAGACCGACGATTTGCCCCGGTGTCTGGCCGCTGATAGTGAAAGCTGTACTGGCGCCAGAGAGTGTGACTTGAAAACCACCGTACTTCGCGGCGTTGAACACCGGTGTGGAGGTCCACGGCACACTTTGCAAACCGATCGGTACGTCGGCCGTGGTGAGTAGGTTCGCCATCACAGCGGTGAGCGTAGCCAAGTTCGAGTCTAACGTCGTGAAGCCCTTGGTGGCCATCATCTGCATCAAGGCGTACACACCACCAGCGACTTGATAAAGCGTCTTATTGGCAGAAGGACTGGGCCAGAGGGCATCCACACCAGCGCCGCCGGTGCGTGTAGCATCCACTAAGTACGCAGAATCACTTTCCTGGTTAGCTTGCGACGGGTTGAACGGGAGGAAGTTTGTAGAACCCATTTAGATCGCCCACTTTCCTACGTCGAAGCCGGCGACGTATGCATTGTTGAGATCGAAACCAAAGGCCGGAAGCTCTGGGAAGGCGTACGTATACTCAACGCCCTCAGGACGTGGAACGATGTAGCCGTTGGTGACGAGGTCCTGGATTATGGAGGTGAAGCTGCCACTGAGCAGGATGGTCGCCGTCATGTTCTGATTGTCGGCGATGATAATACCGCCAGCCGGAAACAGGTATTTCCAGATGAAGTAGAGACTGGTAATCGTGCCATCCCACTGATTCTGCGCGATCTTAGCCTTGATGTAGATTCGGTAGGTGTCATCATCCAGAACCGGGCTGACCCCGTTAGACGGCTGAAAACCTACCGTCCGCGAGGCACCGGCGATAGCGCCCAGTGCGTCTAGTTGCGGCCCAACGGCTGAGTCAAGATCGAAAGCTGTGTCGAAATTTACCAAGCACTGTGAGACATCGTCAAACTTCTTCAGCAAGACGTAGAGGAGCGCATTCAGCTTTGGGCTACTCGGAGCCTGGTACTGACTCGTCAGCAGCTGCTGGTAGTAGCCGATGGGCAGGGTCTCGATGGGCTCGTTACCGTAGCCGCCCTGCCCGTAGCCGCTTGTTCCGTATCCTGGGTTCGGCATCGCTACACCGCCGCCACTACAACGTTTGCTAGCACACCCTGCGCAGCTTGGTAGAACAGCAGACTCAGGTCGGACGTTCCAGCCGGTTGCACGGCGGTGATGTTAACGTAGCCGCCAGTTCCTGATCCGCCCGACACGGAGATGGCACTAGCTACCGCGTAGCCGGCGCCAGCACTGGTAACCTGTGGATTGATGCCCGTGATCACGCCAGAGCCGTTAACGCTTGTAACCGTAACGGTACCACCTGCGCCGCCTGCTACCGTCAGCACATCATTTACCGCGTAACTGGTGCCAGCGGATGTTCCAGGCACTACGGTAAAGAGCCCGGTAGCCGTGGTGTTGAGTGTGACGGCCTTAATACTGAACTCCGGCTGCGAATCGTTGGGCATCACACTGCCAGCCGCGATGTAGAGAGAAGAGTAAACCACCTCCTCGCCTATCGCAAGCGAGTTGAGATACGCCACCAACGCCGCCTGTACCGCAGCTACGGTAGCTGTGCTGAATCCTGTGAGGCCGTGCAGATACATGCCGATGAACGGCGTAACGTAGCCCGGTCGATAGAAGCTGATCGTTTCTTGGTACCCGGTATTCGGGTCAGTCACCAGTGAAGACGTGGTGCCGTTGGTGAGACAACCAATGGTCTTCTTAAGGTAGATACTCAGAGCCACCGCGGCGTCAGTACCACCCTCAGCCACGATGGTAATGGAATGCGCCGGGTTGGTCCAGTAGTCTGCGGCGCCAGTAGGATTCTCAATGGAACTACCAGGACCACCAGGCGTAGGATAACCCGGTGCTACGCGCGTCACGCCAGGCGTGGCTAGAACGGCAGCTACCGTAGCTGCGATCGGTGTCAAGGCTGGCAATGCCACGCTGATAGCCTGCCGCGCGCGAAGAGCACTGTCCGGTTCTACTGGGTCACCAGCCACCGC